AGATTGAATACTACAAACCGGGAGTATTCCCTTTAATAGTTCGTAAGAATGTATCGAAGCTCAACTCATTGTTGGGCTTTTCTGATGTAAAGGTCATTGAGGATCAGCAGGACTTAATCAAGAAAGTCGGTTCAAAGGCAATGGAGAAGACCATTAAAGGCGGTTCCATTGTCACCTTACCGCGTCAGTTAAAGGTAGAGACGACTGACAAAGAATTAAAGATAGTCCGCATAGAAGACCCTCAACAGAAAGCCATGATTGATGTTTTAAATATGCAAGTAAACATCACTCAGGATATGTCCATGATGAACAAAGCCTATGAGGATGCACGTTCTACATTGGGTATTACAGACGCTTTCCAAGGTAAATACGATCCTTCCGCAGTTTCAGGTACGGCTAAACAGTATTCGATCAATCAGGCTGCCGGTCGTCTTGAAAGTAAGAGAGTCATGAAGAATGACGCTTATGCCAAGCTTTATGAGTATATGTTCAAGTTCTGGCTTGCTTATGCTGATGATCCTTTACCTATTACGGGTATCGGTCCGCAAGGTGAGCAACAGTTTGACATTTTAGATAAAGCAGATTTTATCAAGCAAGATACCGCAGGGGAATATTACTGGAACGATGAGTTCATATTTGAGACTGACCCGACTTCTACCATGATGGCGAACAGAGAAGCCATGTGGCAGCAGTTAGACATGAAGCTTCAAAGTGGTGCGTTTGGGCCTTTAGGTGATCCTAACACCATGAGGCTTTATTGGTCGATGATGGAGAAACACCATTATCCTAACGCCGGGGATATTCTGTCTCAGGTAGAAATGATGCAGCAAGAGATGATGCAACAGCAACAGGGGGAGATGCCTAATGAAATGCCCGCTATGCCAAGTGGAATTGAGAATTACCCAATCGCGTGAAGAAGAAGATTACATAGAACAGGATTTAACGTGTGTGAATAAGTCCTGTCCTAACTACAACACCGTGGTGGAAACAGAGAAAACACCGGTTGACTAAGAGCCTCAAGGCTCTTTTTTAGTTGATAAATACGCAGGAGAAGCGAAAACACCCACCAAAGAAAGGAAAACTGAATATGAAGAAAAATCTTTTTGACCTTGACCTTCAATACTTTGCAGAAGGAGAGGACACAGGCGTAGAAGATGTGGAAGCCGCCGAGCCACAGGAAGATGAAGCCGAAGCTGAAAGCGAAGAAACAGGAGAAGAAACCGGAGACTCCGAGCCGGAACCGCAGACAGCCGAAGAAAACGCGCGTTATGCTGCCATACGCAGAAGGGCAGAAGCAGAGGCCCAGCGTAAGTATGCGTCAGAGATGGCACAGTACAACCAGCAGATAGCCGCGATGTGTCAGGGGATTACCCATCCTTTGACCGGACAGCCTATAACGAATGTTCGTGACTACATGGATGCTTTACAGATTCAGAAGAAGCAGGAGCAGGAACGTGAGTTACAGGAAAAGGGAGTAGACCCGTCCTTAATCGACAGGATGATCGAGTCTAACCCTACCGTGATGCAGGCAAAACAGGTGATTGAACAATCGAAGATGTCACAGGCAGAGCAGGCATTACAGAACGATTTGGCAGAGATAACAAAGTACGACCCTTCCATAAAAGGGTTTAAGGACTTGTCAGCTTTGCCTAACTTCCCCGAGATATTAGACCGCGTACACAGAGGCGCAAACCTTGTGGATGCATATAAAATGGTCAACTTTGACACATTTATGCAGCATACCAATGACGCGGCAAGACAGGCTGCTATCAATCAGATGCGAGGAAAGAACCATCTACCGTCACAGAGTACAGGCGTAGCTCAGACAGACGAGTATGTTGAGGTTCCCGCAGAGATCATGAGCAGATTCAAAGCACAGGGGAAGACAGAGAAACAGATACGCGACCTTTATAAGAAGGTTGCAGGACAACTTAACTAATAAAAGGGGGAAATGAAAATGGCATTTGAATTTTTAAGAGCCGAGAATAACGATTCTCCTATTGAGAAGGAAATCGTTGCTACGAACGGCACTACCTACAAGCATGGTTGCCTTGTTGCTTTTGGTTCGGCAGGCACCGCAGTAACTTCTTCAACCAATGCAGAGTTCGTATACACAGGAAAGGACACCGTTGCTAAGACCGGTGACAAGCTGGCCGTAGTTCCCGTACTTCCTGAGTATGAGTTTGAGACTTCTTTCAGCGCTGACGGATCATCGCTTAAAGCTGGTTCAAAGGTAACAGTAACAGGTGAGCAGGCAACCGCTACTACTACGTCTGGTATTTTCCAGATTCTTACTAATGGTGGTGCATCCGGTACAAAGATTGCCGGAAGGTTTGCATAAGAGAGGGGGAAATAGATCATGGCAGTTATATTTTCAAAGCATGGTGGCCAGAACGATGAAGCGTGGAAGGTAATAGATACCGAGCTTTCAATGGTCATTCAGGACACAGATACAGAGAAGAACAATGACGACGAGCTGGTTAATTCTTTATTTAACGTAAAGTCTTCTAAGAAGTTCGGTGAGAAGCAGGGATCAATGACCGAGTTCGGAAACTTCCAGGAAGTTACCGAGGGTGATAACGGTATAGCAGATGACTACTCGATGGGCTTCTCAAAGCTGATTGAGCATCATCAGTTCATTAAGACCTTTATGTGTACCCGTGAGGCAAGGGATGACGGCGACATCGACCTTATGAAGCAGACGGCCGCTAACTTTGTTCGTTCTTACAAGAGATCAAGAGCGCAGTTCGCATCTAACTGTCTTACTTCGGAAGGCTCTACTTTCACTTTTGAAGGCAAGACCTATGATAAGACTACGGGTGACGGAGAAGCTCTTTTCTCACAGAATCATCCCGGTAAGAAGACGGGTGTAGGCGTACAGTCTAATGTATTCACCAATTCACTTATACCTAACACCAACATTCTCTACAGGCTTTCAAACATCGGACGTAACTTCAAGAATCAGTCCGGTCATGTAATGGGCTATACCTTTGATCAGATTGTCATCCCCGGTAATACTCCGGAGCTTGAGGATGTTCTCAAAAGGTTGATTAACTCAACTCAGATCATCGGATCACCTAACAATGATATAAACACTCAGAAGGGAATTTGGAAGCTGATTATAGATCACAGGTGGGAAGCAGCAGCAGGAACGAACCCTTACATCCTTATGAGTTCGGAAGCACAGCGCGACTTCAACGCAGGCGTATTCTATGATCGTGTACCGCTTGATGTTTCTAACGAGGTTCTTAATAAGTCTCGCAACCTTGAGTGGTCAGGATATGCTCGTTGGAGTGCAGGGTTCTACGATTGGCGCGCCTTCATACTCGGAGGAGCACAGTCAGGCACGACATTAAGCTAATCCACAGATAAAAACCATTTACAAAAACCACCACCGAGTATATAATTTTTATAGAAAGGTGGTGGTTAAATGGAATGGAAAGAAATCAAAGGAACTAAAGGCTATTATCTTGTATCAGATACGGGAAAGGTATTCAGCACAAGATCAAATCGTTTGCTAACAATAGGGCATCGGGGTGATTACTGTTATGTTGAATTTAACATAGACGGGAAAGCCGAGAAGCATTATTTACATCGGCTTGTAGCAGAAGCGTTTATACCAAACCCTAACGGATATGAGATTATAAATCACAAAGACGAAAACCCAGCAAATAATCGTGCTGATAACCTTGAGTGGTGTACCTACAAGTATAATTCGAATTATGGTACTTGTCAGGAACGCAAGGTAAGAAACAGGAAACCTAAAAAAACGGAAGAATATGTGCAGAGTAAGAAAATCTACCAATTCGACCTTGAGGGGAATCTTGTTGCTGAATATGGTTCTGTAGCCGAAGCCGGACGAAGTATAGGGAAACATCCTTCATGCATTATGAAGGTTGTAAATGGCATTATGAAAAAATACGTCGGTTACTATTGGAATACGGAGCCTGTATTTGATTATAACCCTGAGTATAAAAGAGTTTTTAAAAAAGGTGCGCTGCTTCAATTAGACATGGATGGAAACATAATAAAGCGTTATACCGACGCGAGAGAGCTTGAACAAGATGGATATAGTCAGATACAGATAAATCGTGTATGCCGTGGAGAACGAAAGACCTACAAAGGTTACGCATGGAAACATGAAGGAGACAATATATGATACCAAAAGGATTAAAAGTAGGTGATACGTTTAAGGACTATAACATCACTTACAAAGTTCTAAAGGTTGTTGGAGAGAATTACGAAAGTCAGGCTATCAAGATTGATGACCTGTACGGAGAAGTACAGGAAGTGAAAGAGGAAACCGATTTCAGTTCCGTACCGTATGCACAGTTAAAGAAAATGTGTGCAGAGAAGGGGCTTGATGCAACAGGCTCTAAAGCAGACTTAATCGCAAGATTAGAGGGTTAAACATGAGTACATGGTATGATTTACAGCTTGCCACATTACAGAAGATGTTTGCGGCAGAAGACAGGATAATAAAAGACGAATCCACATCGGGTTATATAGGGGCTATGCCTCACGTTGCCAATGAAGGCTTGGCTTTACTTGCGACCGCAGGGAAGTTCATTACGAAAGAGATTAAGATAACCCATCTGGATATAAAGAACCTTTTAACCGAGTCTGTCTATTATCCTATACATGAGTTTAATGACTCATATTCATACCAGGCAGATGAAGGACAGTCATATTATTTTGAGTGTGCCGGGACAGGCACTTGCAAAATCTACGTTGATGATACCTTAGTAGAGACACTTACCTTAAACAGTAAGACATATAAGGTATTCAAGGGGCTTATATCTAACGTTCTGAAAAAGCCCGTCAAGTTTGAGTTCACAACACTTTATCCAATGGGATTAAAAAACATAGCCATATATAAAGAGAGCTTTGCGACAGCAGATGACGTTGTACCGTTTACCGACAAGATAAAGTACGACATGAAGGCATTAGCTCCTGATTTCTATATGATCGACCCGCAGGGCATTTACTATGAAGGGGCATATCAGAAGTATTTACAAACATCAGACTTCTATCAGGAAGGCACAAAGATGCTTGTATTAGACCGTGATATGATAGGCTCCTTTACGGTTTACTACAGGGCATATCCCGAAGTTTTAACAAAGCTGACGGATGATGACTATGTTTTGCCTATTGATCCCGAAGTGTATACTCTGTTGCCTTTATACATGGCCTCAGAGTTATATAAGGATGATGATATGGGTATTGCCACAGCCTACAGAAATGAATTTGAGGTAGGCTTTGAAAGGCTGGTCAATTCAGCTAACATAAATGCTTTTGAAGAATGGACTTCTGAGAGTGGGTGGATTTAATGGCGGTTAGTTTTAGTGCTAATACAAAGATGTCACCGAAAAGACAAATCTATAACATAGAGAATTTCCTTGGCGTTGACATGACCAATTCCGAAACCACGATGGATGAAGTACGTTCTCCTAATGCAGAGAACATGGTTCGTTTAGTTCCGGGAAAAGTAAGGAAAAGAACAGGGTACAAGACAAAGTTCTTATTCAGCCCTACTAACGATGTGAACAGGGCTAAAAATACTATCCCTGAGTATAAAAGATATTTTGAGGTAAGCGACACAGACATTACGTTTCCCGTATACGATGACTACATTCCTTTGATAAATGGGGATTGTTTGTACGCCGTATGCATGGACATAAAAGCAAAAGGTACTTTCACAGTATATCTTGACTTCATGACAGGGGATCCTCTGTCTTATGACATTGAGGGTGAGTTTGAGGATCATGTGACCTTTTTCTCAAATACTCCTGATACCGATAGAGAAAAGCCTTATCGTGTAAGGATTTCAATAACCACAGGGGAATATTTCTTTATAAAGAATTTAAGGATATGCAGTACAACATCGGCAAATAACCTTGCCGGTTTTATTGCGCTTCCTTGGACGATAGCACCGGAAGACTACGACGGCAAATGGATTAAGACGGATTCTTTAAAGACTGTTTACGGATGTCATCAGTTAATCTCAGGAAGCAATATAGAAGACATTATCCATGTGGGCAAGGACTTCTACAGATACAACAAGTCAAGCG